TTACACGTATCCTTTTCCTGCGTCTGCTGTTCCATCTTGTCTTTCGTGGTTCCTTTTCATTTTCTTTTTGTATGCGTCAATGAGTTGGTCGATAGAATAGTAAGTATTGGCGTACAAAAAAGGCATTATTAAAACTTGTACAATGCTATTATCAATACCTTTTACAAATTGTTCTGTTAGTGTATGCATTACATGAACAAAATAAACTGAATGTAGTTTAGGTAAAGTAACTTCATTTTCAATCAAATCAACCATAACCTCAGTAGTTTCTTCCAAATCTTCTTCATCAACAATAGTCAAAGTTAATTGCAAACTGAAAGCTAAGTAATCAGCAATCTCATCTAATTGTGTATCTAGTGGCTTACCTGGTTGTTTCTTCCAATTTTTAAAAAACTCAAGTGTGTTAATCCACTCTACAAATTCAATAATCATACTAGCTACTGTGTCATTTAAATTTCTAGTTGGTATTCTATCGTCGAACTCCTTTTGTATTTGTAATAACTCTTGTAACTGATCAATTGTTAATGTGTTAGTCATTTTCCTACTCCTCCTCATATTTATAGACAACTTGACTCGTCATAATCCCTACTGCTTCATCAAGATAAATATCTTCTTTGAGTGCATCTTGCATAGCATTAGGTAAACCCTCAAGTATTTCATCAAACGCTTGTGCTTTCTTATACACGTCTTCAATCTCTTTTAGTAATCCCTCTGTGTCATTGCCGTTATACGCACTAGCACTTATAACGGACTGTTCGATTTGTTCGCGGTTATTCATTAGTGTCTTCCTCCATTTGACCTAAAAATTCGTAGAACTCATTTGTTCCGTCTAATTTGTCCATTCGGTACAATATAGCACTTGCGTTGATTTTAGCTCCCATGTTTATAGCTACTGCCTTGTTCGCTCTACTCTCAATCTGTAGTTCGTTAAGTCTAAAACGGTAAAATTCGTATCTTCCAAGCAATTCATTTTTGACTGTGCGCCACATGATCTCCAACTCTTCGTTACGCTCTCTTAACTTAGCTATATCCCCAATAAGCTCGTCACGTTGCTTCTTGTACTCATCACGTTGTTTTCTCATCTTCTTCAACCTAGCGTCCATTACGCTTAGTTGGAACCCTGTTTCATAGTTCATTCTACCAATCTCCCATCTTTCCAAATTAATGTCATAGTTAGGCCGTCGTTCAAGATGTAGAATGCTTTGGTAGGGAAAAACGTGTTCTCTAAACGTTCGTTGATACTAATACTTGTGTGTAACGCTGACATATAGGCTCCCTCTTGAAGCTCGTACACTTCAAACAACCTATCAAATACTGTATCTTCTGTGATTTCCTCTTCAACTTCAACTATGAAAGGAGTATCAATTGGAATAAAACTTGATATCGAACACGTATTTGTATTTCGTTGAAAACGAACGAATCCATTACTAAAAACTTTTGCAAGAAAAATTTTTCCTTTTGATAGCTCCGGATTTTCTCGCGCCCACTTAATTAATTCATCTAGTCTCATTTCTTTTTTAACTTTGATTTTCATTTTTACATCTCCTTAAAATAAAGTTAGTTGCTTCTGTTCCTCATATTCCAAACCATGTTGCTTTATATATATTTCGAGCTCTTCCGCTGTATCAAATGTCTTTTTCACGCCTTGCCAACCTGGTACGATATGCCCATGAAAGTAATAAGTGCCGTTTACTACATGGATATGCGCCACTCGCTCGTTATCCTGATACAGGTATCTCTTAGAGCCGAAAAATTGGTTTAAATGTTCTTTACGTGCGCTATCTACCATGATCTACACCCTTACTTTTGGAAATATGTCGTTTTCCATCAGGTAGCACGCATAACGTCCTCTTGGATGTTTCTGTGGCACATTAAACAAATGCGGTTTCTTTCTTCTTAGCTCTGCCTCTTTACGTCGTTGCCTAGCCATTTCACGTTCTCGCTCCAAAGCTTTTGTTATTTGTATTTCTCTATAGTCGTTTAACTTCATGCCGAAAGGTGCATCAATTGCTTCCGACAACTCCCAACCTTTCGCAACTCTGTTTCTAACTATTTCGGGCGTGAGTCCTTTCTTTTTCATCTGCTCATTTTCATATTCAGTGTATTTAGAAGGGGGTTTTTCTTGTGGTGGCGCAATAAGCGCATCGCCCGTTAACCCTTTTGATATTCTGTAATTAAGTAGTCCTTTGCTTAGGTTGTACTTTTTAACTATTTCGCTAACAGTCATCATCTTGCCGTCAATCTTAACTTTCTTAGGCTTTACTACATTTTGTATTAAGTCTTTTCCTCTTGAACCTCTATCATACCTAGTAATTAGTGTCGATACTTTGATGTCGTATTTATCAGATGCATCAATAAGCGTCATCAACTTACCGTCTATTCTTACTTTCGTTTTTATGCCCGCCATTTATTCCACCTCTACATTTACATTTCTAATTTTTAAATTGTCATACTCTAGTATTTCGTCAGGATTGTTATATAAGTAATCTGCCAGCGTTTCTTTTTCTTTATCCACATCATCAAAATGCTGATATTCAACTTCTGTAGGTATCCTTATATCAATCGTTGCGTTTATATATGCTTGTTGTTGCATTAAATCACTTCATTTCTCTTTTTCTTTTACGTCTGACTTTCACTAAGTCTTCATATGCTATCCATTCTTGACCTGTGTACTTAGGTGCTTTACATATCCACGTTAAATTCACATCTCTATACTGATATCTGAATATCTTCGCTTTGATGTTGGCAACTTCAGTCGCCTTACCTTTAACATCTAAAACTTCGACCAGTTTGCCATCCTTCCACAAAGAGAAATCAGCTATATACGTAATCGGTCTTTGTTTCCCAAATTTAGGTTGTAGTTCGAATTTCGGTTGTATTTCGATACGATCATAGTTAGTGCCATTCATATTACTTTCTAAATATTGGTAATATTCACACTCTACTTTGCTATCAAATACAATTCCTTTGTACTCAACTTTCTTAGCGTTGTATTTACTCATCGTCCACCTCTAAATATCAAATATCGTCGCTTGTAATCCTAGTTCTTGCTCATATAGAAGCCCGTGAGCGCCTTTAAATCGTTTTAGGTCTCTATCAGTCATAATTTTCTTTTCGTCGCTGAAATGGGCTCCTGTGAGCGAATAAACCTCATTTACGTTGTCTTTATACTTGATGACCTTAATATCTTCTGTGCCATCTTCTCGGTATAAGTAATATTTTTCTTTCGGCATTTTTAACACTCCTTAATATTCGACGATTGCGGGTCTTTCTTCTTTTTCTTTCAACTTATCATCAATAAGTTTTTTAAGTTTCTCTTGGTCTCCGTTTGCAAAATCAATCATCTTTTGAGCATATACATCTCTACAATGTAATATTTCTTTTATATTTTGTTTTGTGATTACCACGCATCTCGCTCCCTGAAATCGTCTCCGATTACTCTTACTTTTCTTGCTCTTTTTTTCATTCTCGAATTTATACGTTGCCAGTTCATATTTTGATTTAGTTCTTTATCACTAAAGTTAGTTGTAAAGATGTTGTTTTTACCTACTCTGTTATCAACAATGCTGAAAAGTTTATTTATAGTGTGTTCTGTGTTTTCTACACCCATATCATCTAGTACAAGTAAATCAATCTCACTAAGTAATTTGACTAGTTCGTCTGTAGTCTCTACTGCATTTTTGTTGTATGTCGCTTTGATACGATCCATCAACATTGGTATATGCATAAAAGCAACTGTATGCCCTTTAGCTTTAACTGCTTTTGCTATAGCGTATGCTAGGTGGCTTTTACCAGTTCCATATGAACCTTGCAATATTAATGATTTTGGTTCTTTTGTAGAGAAGCCTTGTACGTACTCTATTGCTGTTTGTTTAGCTTGTACTTGTTTTTCATTTTGCGGCTTATAGTTGTTGACTGTTGCATCTCTTAAAGACGGATTAACATTTGATTGATTGAAAATATAATCAAGTTTCTTTTGTTTATTCCTTTTGTATTCTTCATAAGCCAATCTTTGAATTTCGCATTCGCAACCGTCTTTGTATTCATATCCATTTTCAAACTTATATAAGTCGTATTGACGCCCACATTTATCGCAATTCTGTCTTAGTATTACTTCGATTGGTTGATACTTTTTTAAACTTTCGTTTATTTTTTCGTTGAATAACGGTTTCATAAGATCCTCCTAGTCCCAATAACTTTCGTCGTACTTCATACGTTCCAATTGATCTATGCCAGTTTCTTTAATCTCTTCGCTATAATCATTCATATAGCTTTCGTTAGTTAAAAACGTTTTAGGGTACTTTTGATATTGTTTGTCTGTAATAGTTTTTAAATATTCTCGAGTACCTTGCATGATTTGCTCAAAAGTATGTTTCTTTAAGCATGATTTGAATTTAGCGAAAGACATCTTCTTATCTTTTTTCTTGTTGTAAAGTTTCCACCATTCCTCAAATTGCTCATGCGTAACGTCAGTTGCGCTATTATTTGAACTTAAGTTCTTATCTATATCTTTTTCTTTATCTCTTTCTAATTCTTTATCTAATTCTTTATCTTCTTCTGTTGCGTGACTGTCACGTGACGTCACGTGACCATTTAGCAATTTTCTGTTGTTTTCTCGTTGCTTTTGTTTCCTCAACCTGTTCTGCGCCCTGATTTTCTCGAGTCCTTCGATGTTTTGGTGCTTTTCCCAGTTTGTCACTTTTATGACACCATTAACTTTTTCAATCATGCCCAATGTCTCAAAAGTTTGAATTGCTAACCTTATTGAGTTAATAGGTCGGCTAAACTCATTTGCTAACATTTCTTCGTTATACGGCAAGTTTTCAGATAACATAATGTAACCTTGTTCGTTGTACTTTCCTGATAAAGTTAGCAACTTAACCCAAATGGTTATGATCGTATCTCTTTCGGGTAAAGCTTCGATATATTTGATTTTGCTGTCATCAAACATGCCAACTTTAAGTTTTATCCACGATACTTCTCCCATTGTCTTCTCCTTTCAGCGCTTTTATTTTGTCCGGTACTTCCCAGTTAGATATGAATTCTTTAAGTTCATCTGTCATAGGTACGTCGTTAAGGATCGCGTCAGATCCATGCAGGTATGACGAACATTTGTTGTAAACTAATCTCGCTTTGTTTAAATCGTCATATCCGCCTAACGCTATATAGTTGCCAGAATAAAATATTTTTGAATAATATCTATGTTTTATTTTGTTTATTCCTCTTAAATTGTTTTTATCAGTTCCCCTCTTCAATTGCTTTATGTTTGTTTTATAGTTTCTTTTTTTCAGCCTATTATCTTCTCCAATTATATTAAGGTAACCAACACCACCCCAATATTCATTAACTGCATTGTTGTAAGCTTTTGCTGCTTCATCTTCATTTACAAAGTGACCTAAGTTTTTGGTTTTTTTATCAACAGCTATACATGCATACCAATTATTATTTTTTTTATCCCATGAAACGCCTTTATATTTAGATGAATTGTTACACTTCGCTTTGCTCCATCTTGTTTTATTACCTTCAGTTGTTAGATTTTTTCTTGTGAAATCATTGTTTTTTATTTTTTGGAAACTTTTTTTAGAATAAAATCAGGTAAATGCTTTTTATCACTATTCACAATCATTCTGTAATTATCTTTAAAAGCTTTATGCCAAGTATGCTGATTAACTCTCTCGTAATCTTCATCATCAACTAAAATTTCTTCTCCATCTTGTAAAAATATCGATTTAACCATTATTCTCCTCCTTTCAACATTTTATTGAGCCTCTCATCAACTTTTATCCACGAGTCATGCAAGTGATATTTATCATCAAACGACTTAACGCCAATCGCATGTTGCTCGTTGTGATGTTCGCGACATAACGCTAATACATGTTTGTCGTAGTGATTCATCTTGTTTCTGTTCATGCCTCTACCTACTGCTTCGTAATGTGCTAGGTCTGCGTGAGGCTTTCCGCATATTACACAGTTGCGGTTGATTGTAGCCCAATATAATAACGCTTTATCTTCGCTTAACAACTTACTCGTTTCTACACTCATAGGTATTTGATGATGAAACATAAACGCTATAATCAGTTCTATTAACTCCCTTGCAACTTTCATAGAACAGTCGCGCAGACTGATTTCTTCATAACCTTTCATAATTTCCAATTCTGTTTGTAATAATTTTCTAGTTGATTCTACTGGTTCGCCCCAGTGAAGTTCTATATCTCTACACATTGCGAATATTTTTTTGCGTTGTTCTATAGATAGTTTTTTATTGTCCGGAACCTCTACTTCTGCTTTTAGTGGATATCCGTTTTCTAGTAAGTCAATGTGACTTTGTTCAAGTTCAACACCAGTAGCAACGACGGAATAAGTACCGTCATTGTCTTTCTGGTATCTTGTAATGTATTGCATTTAAACCACGTCCTAGAACGGTAAATCATCATCATTGATTTCTATTGGACCATTAGCATTAGCGAATGGGTTTGATTGTTGACTCATAGGTGTCTGTTTACCATTTGCTTGCTGTTCTTTTTGTTTCATCTCATCAGTTTTAGGTTCTGGTTTATTAACTACTTCATCGTCTTTATTCCAAACTTTTACATATGAGAGTCTTACAAAATACTTGCCTTGTTCCTCGTTAAATTTATTTTTAAGTACAATAGTTCCGATTTTGTTAATTAATTGATCTGTGTCAAAAGTTAAATCTGGTAAGTTCAATTTAATTCCTAATCTACTAAGTAACTCGATATATTGTTTTTCTTGATAATCTTGTTGGAATGGTGGGACGAATTGGTTGTGTTTGTATTGTTTACCTTCGTTGTTTTCAAAAACAATCGTGAAGTATCTGTTTTCTCTGTCGTTAAACTCGACATTTGCAACTTTTACTGTAAATTCTCCAGCTCCTAAAAAGTCCCCACCTTTCATGAATGCCTCTTGATTAGTTTCTTGAATGTATTGTGTTCTACCAGTGATTTTCATAATTTTTATACCGTCCTTTTAATTAATTTTTAATTACCATTTCTAATTGCTTGTACAACATCGTTAATACTTGGATTAATGAAACGTTTGTTGTTAATTTTGATGTTGCTTGAGTGTCTTATCTTTGTCTCGAATAAATTTGATGGTTCAGCGTTAAGTACATATTGATAAGTTTTTTCGCCGTCTTGCTCATGTTCTTCTATTGTCATTCTTGCTAACACGTCAGATTGACTGATGACTGCTTTTTTTATTTGGTCTTGTGCCTCTATCGTGATTGTTGGATTGATAGTACTTCCCTCATCATCTTTGTCTTTGTTAATGCCCTCGTGTCCGCTTATAGCAAGATGAAATTGATAATGTTCTTGTAATTTAGAAATATAACGATAAATACTTACAATGCGTGTAGCACACTCGCCCCAATCATTAAATGTCGGTTTCTTTGATTTACCGTCCATGATGTCGTCCATAGTGATATCACGTAACTTTTGGATTGTTTCAATCACTACAACATCAATTTGTTTTCCGTTTTCTCTTAGTTGTTCAATAATTTTAGGCAGCATTTTAATCACTGCACTAAAATGCTTATAATTCTTAATCTGCACAACTGCCCCATCTTCTGTTACCGTTGTTCCGTCCTCATTTATATCTAGTACTAAGGCATTGTTATCTTTTGTTAAAAACGTAGTTTTACCAGTACCGAACTTGCCGTATATCGCAAATTTATAAAACTTGTTTGCATTTTGTTTGCTGATGTCTTTTACACCTAGTTGCGTTAAAATATCGACATCTTGATTAGTTTTTTCAGTCATCTATTCTCCCACCTTTACCGTGTATGACGTTGGTTTCTCCACAATGCTAGCACCCTCTAAAACTTCGCCGTTTGCGTCAATCAATGTGCCGTTTTCAGTTACATTGAAATCTTTCTTAATGTCTGATTGGCTAAGTTTTTTAGTTACTTTTACATAGTTGTCAAAACCTCGTTGCTCAAGTTGTTTAATGACTTCTTGCTCATTGCTAACTTGAATGACTTTTGAACCTTTTCTGGCTGTCACTTTTCCGTAAGGTGTATTCAACTTGAATTTGCTATCTTGTTCTTTTTGTATTCTGTAATATTCAATTACAAGGCTTTGTAAATATTCTTTGCCACTCTGTAATTTTTCTACTTCTTTATCTTTCCATTCGTTTATGCGTTCAATTTCTTTATTTGCTAAATCGTTGATTTCATTCTCTTTAGTTGTGATTGCATCCAGTTTCTTAAAAACCCAGTTAGCACTGTCTAGATCAGTTACTTTGAATCGGTCGTCTTGTTCGAATGTTTCTAATTCTCTCTCTTGTAAATCATTCACTTTTCATACCTCCTACCATTTCATGACTAAGTTAATTAGTCTGTCCTGTTCGTCTGTGTGTTCTTCAATCCATTCATCTATTGCTTGGTTAAATAAGTCTGATGCCATATCTAAGTCGTTCTCATCTACGACATAAGCATGTTTAATTGGTATGTTGTTCATATCTTTAATTTGTATTGATATGCCCATATGACCTTTTAAAATGGATAGCTTAAAATCGAATCCGTTAACATGAATATTTTTGCGTATGATTTCGCCTATTTCGTAATACATCTTGACTTCCTCCGTTTTTCGTTTTATATTGAACACGAATTAATTTTGTTAATCGTTTGTCACTGTTACTTGTTGGCGCAAGTAGCAGTTTTTTTATTCTTCATAAAAGTATTCCTTATAAAATATGAATGTCGCTATGCTTGCGAATCCTGCAATTGACCACGCTGTAGTGAAGTATAGAAACGGCATAAGTACAATCGCTAAGACTGTGAAGCATAGTACTGCTACTAGGTAGCTTTTATAAATGTTACTCATTTTCTTTTTTCAACTCCTCCATTATTCTCTGGTCTGATAAGTCGTGATAAGGGAATTTTTTCCTAGCTAATTGGACTGGTATTCTGCCTCGTATCGCAATGTATCCTTCATCTTCAAGCTCTTTATTCAGTTCTCTTATTATTTGTCCTGCTTTGGATTTAGAAACAGATAAAATTACCGCAAGTTCTTTAGCTTGCAAACTATTTTTCATCATATCTTTTCCTCCTTTTTATTTTTGTGTTGTGTATAATTTAGTTATCTCCTAGTGAAAGGAGGTGATAAGTATGGAATTTAATGATTTTCAAAATTTCTTTGGTGAACTTAGTAATCAAGCCGAAAAAGAATTCGGTGGTGACAGTGACTTTTTTAGAGATAGAATAAATAAGTTGAAAGAAGATGCTCCTGAAAACGTATCTTACGAAATTATTTATTCAATAGCTTTATACGAAAGCTTAAAAGCTCAACAAGATATGAAAATTTTGAATACAGTTAAATATCTTTTAGATCGTGACTAGCAATATCCAACAATGATTTGCTCTGAGCATTATTAATTTTTGGATAATCAAAATTTCTAAGTTTAAATCTTGTGTTTTTCTCAATCTTTACAACCTTCCACGTCACAACTGCCATTGTGATGAGGAGGGTTGTTTTGTATAACGTGTTCATTTGTTTATGCTCCTTTGCATTTCCAAAAATTTAATATAATTTAAATTCGATACCATCTATTTGAATGTATAGATTATCTAAATCAGGGATTGCCTTTTTATATAAACCAAATCTTGATTTGATATCTGCTAATAAATAGGTATCTAAATTACCAATTGATAATAGTCGTCTATTACCTTCTTCGTCATAGTAGTAATAGATGACTTTTTTGTTTTGAGCTTGCATTTGCTGTGCCCTCCTGTTAAGCAGTTACGTTAGCTTCATAACCGAATTCAGTCATGATTTCATGTATTTTCAATCTGCCTTTTTGCGTCCATCTAGTTTGTAAAACTGTGTCTTCTCTGCCATCAGAACGCACAATTGTTATAGTGTCTGAATCTGTGTAACTCTTGCCCATGTGTTCTGAGTAAAGCACCCACTGTTTATTTACTTTTCGTTGTAGTCTAGCTTCGTGTAGTAGTTTGTTTAACTTTTGTGCTGATATACCGTAGTCTGCCGCGATTTGAGTTGTGGCTAATGTGCCAGTTGACTTTAAGATTTCATCTACATAGTCTGCTTTGGGTTTTAGTTCTCCGATTTCTTGTTGTAAAAGTAAGTTTTGCTCTTTTTCTTTCTTATACTCAGTCAACACTGTAATAATGTAGTCTGGATCTTTTAATGTTTGTTCAATTACATTGTCTGTTGCGTAGATACCGTGTTTGCGAATGGCTGGTAGGACGTCTGATGTTACCCATCGTTTGAATTTTCGAGCGGTTTCTCTGATTTTTTCGTTTTTACTTTGTTTAGAAGCGTCAAAGATTAAACTGTATAATCCTGATTCATTGATAATGATCATATTTCTGTTTTGACCTGATGCACTAAATTGGTGCGTCAGCTTGTCCTCGCTATCAACATGATTTCTGATGGCATTGTCTGCCCTTGCATATCCTAAAATTTCAGCAATATCTTTTCCTACAAAATAAGGTTCGTTTTCAATTTCCACTGTTCTTACTGGTAGCTCTTTAAAATTAAATGTTTGTAATGCTTGCATAGTTCGTTCCTCCTTTTAAGATGTTTGTTTGCGTTTCGTGTACTTTGTGGGTAAAAAAATATCTCCAATATTTTCGTCAAAAAAATCAGCGATAATAAACATCTCATCATTCTTAAATTGATGCTTTCCTAATTCCTTTAAACGATAACCTTCAGTTGATATATTCAAGAGGTTTGCTAAATCTTCTTGAGTACACTTTCTTTCTTTTCTCAACTTTATTAAATTCCATTGCATGTTGTCACCTCCCGCTTACAAAACTAACTATACACGATACGTGTACTTGAGTCAACATAAAAGTTTGCTTTTCGTGTATTTTTTTGTTGAATACCAAAAATAATTGGGTTATACTATAGGTAAATTTAAGGAGGTAAGAAAATGGATAAAAAAGAATTAGCGAAATTTATAGGCAATAAAATCAGATACTATAGAACCAAATTGAACTTAACTCAAGATCAACTTGGAGAAAAACTCAACACTAAAAAGGCTACTATTTCAAATTATGAGACAGGGTACAGAACTCCTAAACAAGATGATTTGTTTGAAATTGCTCATATTTTAAATATCAGTATCGATGATTTGTTTCCTACAAGAAATAATAAAAAAAACGACATCACTTCCATATACAGTAAACTCACGCCTCCAAGACAAAAAAACGTACTTAACTACGCAAATGAGCAATTAGATGAACAGAATAAAGTCACTTCTATAGATGAATATAAAGAGTCTAAACTAGTATCGTATATTGCATGTGGTGCAACTGGTGCTGGCATAGGAGAAGAATTATATGATGACATATTGCATGAAGAAGTATTTTTTAAAGAAGACGAAACGCCATCAAATGCTGATTTTTGTATTTTAGTTAATGGTGATTCAATGGAACCTATGTTAAAACAAGGAACATACGCTTTTATTAAGAAAGAAGATTCTATTAAAGATGGTACAATTGCACTCGTTGTATTAGATGGAGTAAGTCTTATCAAGCGTGTAGATATATGCGAAGACTATATTAATTTGGTATCTCTAAATCCGAAGTATGATGATATCAAAGTCGCTTCGTTTAGTAATATTAAAGTAATGGGCAAAGTTGTATTGTGATTAATAGCGCCTATATGGCACTTTAATATAAAAGACGTCTATTTCATCAGTGTTTAAAAGGAGTTTATAATGAAAATAACTAATTGCAAAATAAAAAAAGAAACTATAGTATATGAAGTTTTAACTAGTGGTAATCAACCATTCACTTATGAGTTATCTAAAGATTTATCGTCACATAATGCGCGTAAATACTTGGAATTTATTTCACAAAAAATAGATGGCGATAAGTTAAATTAATTCAAAGAATAAAGTAACTTCATAAAGAGTACGAAGAAAACGATCTAATGACCGAACTTATTCTTGAATATTTAGTAAAAAAGTATGTTGAAGAAGAATATAAGAAATAAACGCCTATATGGCGTGAGGAGGATGAGGGATGGAAGAGAACGCACCTTTAGAAACAGCAGTTAATAATTTTAAAAAGATTCAAAATAGCGAGATTTACAAATTTAAATATATGAATTCATGGTGTCTTGAATATTCAGAGTTTTTATTGGATGAAGTTAGATTGTTAAAAGAAAACAAAAGTTACACCAGATATAAAAAAGGCACTATAATTTATGTAAAGTTAGGTGTTAATGTTGGCAGAGAGTTTTCTGGAAACCATTTTTGTATGGTACTTAATAATCACGATTCAAATAAAAATCCAATATTAACGGTAGTTCCACTTACATCTTCCAGAAGTAAATTCAATGTGCATATCGAAGAAGATTTGTTACCTTTAGTATTGGAAAAAATGGACGTAACGGGTAAGGATTTAGCTAAAAAAATCATGAACAATCTTGAAAAGGTGTCAAAAGCAGAAAACCCATACGATCAAAAATTACTTGATGAAAACAAATCGCTGAATGACGACTTCAAAAAATATTCGAAGGTTCGCAAAAGATATGAGCGATTCAAGTATAAAAAGACCTATGCTAACGTTTTAAATATCACTACAATCAGCAAGGATAGAATATCGAAAATTAATAGGTATGACCCTGCCGGAGAAATATCATATTCAAAAGAAACAGTAGATAAAATTGAAAATAGTATAAAAATTAGATTTCTTAGTTAAATCGCTTGAACTACACTCTCTTTGATGGTATATTACATATATACAAAACAAGCCGCTGAAATATTTGCGGCAAGCTTCAAATTAGACAAGTCGCTGAAATATTTGCGACATGAGAGGGTGCATCTGCGCTCTCTCTTTTTTTATACAATTTTCACGGGTAGCACGCCTACCCTTATTATTTTTTGCCAATTTTGAGGAGGGAGAAGCAAAATGCCAGTATATAAGGATGATAATACAGGTAAATGGTATTTTTCCATTAGATATAAAGATGTATACGGTAATAACAAACGTAAGATGCAACGCGGTTTTTCAACTAAGCGTGAAGCTAAGAGAGCAGAGGCTATTTTTTTGAATGACGTAAACGAAGGATATAGTGATTCGAAAACATTTGATTATGTTTTTCATCACTACTTAGAAAATAGCGATTTGAGACCTAAAACAAAACGACGCAAACAAAATGAATATCATAAACACTTTAAAGCTAAGTTCGGGCACATAAAAATGAATAAGATAACACAAAATCAATGCCAAGAGTTTCGTAAATATCTAATAGAGAATGTAGCATCAACAAATTCTGCTCGTACAATTTGGTCAGGTTTTAAAGTTGTAATTAATTATGCTAAAAAATACTTTGGATTACGTACAGATCCAACAATATCAATTAAACCTATTCCGCGTGTAAAGCCAAAACCTAAGTTTATGATGCGTGAAGAATTTGAAGAAAGAATCAAAGACATTGAAGATCAAGATTACAGAGAGTTATTTACATTAATGTTTTATACAGGTTTAAGGATTGGCGAAGCTATGGCGCTTGTTTGGACAGACTACAATAAATATAAAAAAGAGATATCCATAAATAAAACAATGGACATCTCTAATAGAACTATATATCCGAGACCAAAAACAGATAGTTCAGAGGATATTGTTCCTTTACCTAAATTCATCAATACAATGTTAACTGAACGACACCAACGTGAAAAAGAGTTAAACAAATATTTTGATGAACGTAGTTATTTTATTTTCGGAGGAATGGCTCCCAAACATTACAGTCATGTTCAAAAGAAATTCCAAAAAGCTTTCCCCCATTATAACATTCACGCGTTAAGACATTCTTATGCATCTTATCTTGCAAATAATGGTGTAGATATTTTCGTTTTACAGTCACTTATGAGACATGCTCAAATCACTGAAACGATGGGCACTTACAGCCATTTATATACTCAGAAAAAACACGATGCAATAGCCATTTTTGACAAGTAA